AGTACAAAACCTGGAGCACGTATTTGTAATGTGCTTCCAAGAGGTTTTGGAAAATCAGTATTAATGAAAGCAGCAATAATGCATAAGCTGTGTTTTACACCAGAAGACCAATCTATGTTTATGGCTTGGGTAGCTGAAGAACAAGGTCAGTCTATTGACCACGTAAAGTATATACGTTCACACTTAGAAACAAATCAAGCTATTAGATATTACTTTGGTAATTTATGTGGAGCTGATGTAGGTAAAAGATGGACAGAAAAAGATTTAATAACAACAAAAGGTCATCGTATTATAGCAAAAGGTACTTCTCAACGTCTTAGAGGTCGTGCTGAAGTAGATACAAGGTATACAGGTATTATACTTGATGACTTTGAGTCAGAACTAAACACAAAGACTGCTATACGTAGAGATGAGATAAAACAATGGATTGTATCTACGGTATATCCATCTCTTGAGGAAAGCCCTGGTAAAGAAGGGTGGATATGGTTGTCTGGTACTATTGTACACTATGATGCATTCTTACAAAACATTGTAGACGGTTGGCAAGAATCTGTAAAACATAAAAAGAAATATCCATGGGATGTAACCTTTATTCGTGCTATAGAAGATGGTAAGCCAGCATGGGAAGAACAGTTTCCATTATCAAAGTTAAATCAAAAAAGAAAAGAATATATTGAAGCAGGTAAGGTTGATAAATTTGCTCAAGAGTATCTAAACGATGCCAGAGATGCTGCTTCAGCTTCATTCAAGATGGACAACATACATTACCACAATTATGAGTTTCATACAGATGGACAGTTTACTTACTTAAGAGACGATAAAGAAATGATACCTATTTACACTTATATGGGTGTTGACTTAGCACATACAGCATCAAGCACTTCAGACTACCAAGTTATTGTAGTTATGGGAATGGATGCTGATAAAAATAGATATGTAATAGATTATTATCACGATAAGATACCAGCATTTGATATGCCTGACGAAATATTGAAAATGGCTAAAAAATATTCTCCAATACGTAGATGTGCTGTAGAAACAGTTGGTGCACAAGAAATGGTTCGTGATATGTTAGAACGAATGGCACGAAAAGAAAAAAGACTATTGCCTGGTATAAACAAAGGAGTAAGACCACCACATGGTATAAAAAAAGAAGACAGGTTAGAAATGTCATTAGGTAGTATTATTAATACGAAAAAATTATATATTAAAAAAGAACATTCAGAACTGATAGATGAAATCTTTGAATTTCCTAAAGGCAAACATGACGACTTGCTAGATGGGCTGTATTATGCAGACTTTTTTGCTAAACCTCCTAGAAGTAGAGTTATCCAGAATGATGATTACGAAAGACCAGACGATTTTCCTACACAAGCACGTACAAAAATTAATTGGATGACAGGTCTTAAAATATGAGATTTCGCCCTTTATCATGCTTTAAATTACAAAGGGTTATGGTATCTGATTATACATTAGAAAAATATATAGACTACTTAAAAAGGGTAGAAGGGTTTGCTAACAAAGTAGGGGAAATTTATTATCCGTACGATTCACCAGAAGGTGGATTAAAAACTATTGGTTACGGATACAAAATAAAAACTTTATCTGAGCAAAATGCTTTAGATAAAGCTGGTATGACGCAAAGAGAGGTAGATACAAAACTACATCATGAAGCAATTATATCATATCAAAAAGCAAAAAATTATTGTTATACGAAAAATGTGAAATGGGAAACCGTGCATGATAGAATGAAATACGCACTATCTGACTATTGTTTTAACTTGGGTAGTTTAAAAAAGTTCCCAACTACTGCTAAATGTTTGATGAATAATGATGTAAAAGGTGCTATGGATGATGACCCTACAAGAGAAGGTTTTCAGCACTATGAAAGAATTTATACTGACCCAGAAGGAAATAAAGTAAGATTAGGAAGAAATAAAACTTTTTATAATGAGTTTTTAGAACCGTATTTGGAGAAAAAATGAAAATAGATACAGCAGGTTTGGCTAGAAGGCTTTACAATTTTAGAGGAAAAGCAAAAGATAAAACAAAACAGATTATGAATAGATTTACTATTGATTCAGAGAATCAAAGAAGAGCAGAATATAATGCTCAAAGAGATGCAAGAAGAGTAGATTATTTACCAACTAGAAGTCTTATGAAAATAGAAAAAAATATTAAAGAAGATAGAAAACGCAGACAACAAATGAAGGTTAAATAATGTCAAAAATAAAAGAAGATAACAAAGCAAGAGAGAATAGAGAAATTTTTCAAAGATATGCTGATGCTAGAAGAGATTGGGATGTTGAAGCAAGAGATGCCATTGATTTTACTTTGGGTAATCATTATACATCTGCAGAGTCAGAAGCATTACAATCAGTGGGTCAGGCTGATTTTACCATTGATAGAATATATGCTGCTATAGATAAATTAAAATCTTTAATGACATCAAGACCTGTTAAATTTGGTGTGACGGCTAGAGAAGATTCAGACACAAAGCTTGCAAATGTTTGGAGAACTTTGCTTGAATATATTTATGACATATCAGATGGGCAGCATCATTTTAAACAAGCTGTACACGATTATGCAACTGCTGGAATTGGTTATTTTTATGCTTATATAGAGCCAGAAGCTGATTACGGTAGAGGAGAAGTCATGTTTACACATGTAAATCCATTTAGAGTGTACGTAGACCCTGCTTCTAGAGACAGGTATTTTAAAGATGCTGCAAACATATTGCTTTCAACTATTTTGACTAAAGAGCAGTTGCTAGACCTTTATCCAGATGTTGAAGAGTTTTTACCAAATATTGAAACTTATAATATGTCTGACTATTATGCTGACTACCCTGACTCACAGCAGAAAAACACTCAAAACATATTTACTCCTGCAGAAGTAGAAGACAAAGATTATGAATCAACAATAGCACAACGTTATCGTATTATTGAGCGTTTCAGTAAAGTAAGAGTTCCTTACTATAGGGTAGCAGACCAGCAAAATAATACAGAAACAATAATGAGTGCAGAAGCTTTTCAACTATTTATGGCTGAAAATGAAGCTAGATTTAACAACAATAGTTTTGCTTTTGTTGAGATACCACAAACAAGAATTAAAGTTACAGCATCATTAGGACAAGTCCTGCTTTATGAAACCATATTGGATACTGATACTTATCCTATCGTTCCTATACCAAATATATGGACCAATACACCATATCCTAAATCAGATGTAAATAAAGTAAAAGACATGCAAAGATTATTAAATAAACTGTTTTCTCTTGCACTGTCACACGCTCAAACATCTGCAGGTTTGAAGCTATTAGTTCCTCAAGGTAGTGTGGAAAGCATTTCACAGCTTGAAAAGGACTGGGCTAATCCTAATGCTGTAATTGAATATGACCCAAGTTATGGAGAACCACATTTTCCATCACCACAACCATTAACAAGTCAGTTTTATGCTTTAATAAATCAAGTTGAGCGATATATTGACTTAAATTTTGGAGTTCCTGAATTGTTACAGGGATTTAAAGATGGTGCACCTCAAAGTGTACGTGGCACAATGCTGCTTGCACAAATGGGTGAAGGTCGTGGTGCTTCTAAATTACGTGATATTGAAATGGCACTGCAACAACTTGGTAAAGTATTATATCAAATGTCTAAAGAGCATTATACATTTGAAAAGAAATTTAGAATCGTACAACCTAATAATGATATAACACAATTCGCTATTAACAATAGAATGTATGATGACAAAACAAAAGAATTGGTAAAAGTAGAAAATGATATTACTTCTGGTCAATTTGATGTTCGTGTTGTTTCAGGCTCTACAATGCCTAATAATAAACACGCTGAATATCAAATGTATTTAGAAGCATATCAACTTGGGTTAATTGACAGAACTGAAGCGTTAAAGAAAACTGAAATCTTTGACAAAGAAGGTGTCTTGCAGAGAACTGGAGAAATTCAAAGAGCTCAGCAAGTAATTGCTCAATTACAAGACCAAATAAAGATTCTATCTGGTGATTTACAAACTGCCCAAAGAGAGTCTATGTCTGACAGAAAACGTGTTGAAGTTCAGAAATTTAAGTCTGACTTGAATAAAGTGGTTACTGGGGCAAAAGCTCAACAAAAAGTAAATACAGAAAGAAGTAAACGTCAACAACAAGAACAGGTGCAGGCTGGAATAGATTCATTAATGTCTGAGGATATTGGTGAACAATAAACAGCACATCGGAGGAGAAAAAAATGAGTGACGAAGTAATAAAAGAAAATGAAACTTTAGAAGGTTCTGAAACTTCTGAAAATAATGTTATAAGTGAGCCAGAGGTTCAACAAGATTTGAGTTCTGACGCAGATGAAGTGCGTAAATTCCAGTCTATGTATGATAAAGCTCAGGCTGAGTTAGACAAAGTAAAACCAGTAGCAAAGCTATTTCAGGACAATCCTGAGCTGGTAGATGTTGTTAGAAACCACTTATCAGGGGGTAAAGGACAGGACAAAGAGATACAAATAAATGAAGAGGATTTTAACCCTTGGGATGCGTACACAAACCCAAACAGTAAATCTTATCAACTTAGACAACAAGAAATAGATACTGCTGTAAGTTCAAGAATGAGAGATTATATGGCTCGTTTAGATGAACAGCGTGCTGTTGATTCTATTAGAATGAGAGCACAATCTGAGTTTAAATTGTCTAATGAAGATGCAGAAGAGTTTGTGCAATTTGTGACAAAACCTAAAGAGCAACTTCCTCTTGATACATTGTTCAACGTATGGAGTACAAACAAAAACGGTTTACCACAAGTAAATCAAAATATAGAAAGCGTTAAAAAGGCACAACAGAAACCTAAATCAGCTGGATTGGTACAAGGTGGACAACCACCAAAACAGTCTGAAGAAGATTCAATGTGGTCAAATATTATGAACGCTGGAAATACACGCTCTATACGTGGAAATATAAAAAAGTAAAACGTAAAGGGGAAATAAAATGGCAATAACAAGTGGAAAACTTATGCAAAGCAATTTGTCTGCAACCACTACTGCAACTGGTGCTTCTGGCACTGGTGTTGCTCCTGACCAAAGAAGACTGTTTAACTTTAGTGATAGAATTGCTGAATTAGCACCTGAAGAATCACCATTCTTCGTGTATCTATCAAAAACAGCTAAACTTCCTACTGACGATTCTTTGTTCCGTTATCTTGAAGATAGGTCAAAGATTAGTTATACAAGTAGAAACTTCTTTATTGATGGGGCTGTAGGCACTGTAGTCGCAGGTACAAATTACACAGTAACTGTAGATGATGACGCAGAT